TACTCACTGTATTTTTTCAGCAGCCTGTTCGCCAGCATAATTTGATAACGGTATATTTTTAACCATTCATCGGAAGTCCAAAATTTAATAGGCAGGTCTTTGTTGTTCAACGCCGCCTGTTTTTCGCAAATCACTTCCGTTATATATTGTGCCGCGTGCACATACCCGTTGGGCGAATAACGCGACTGATACTTATTCTTTTTGGTTTTTTTAGACATTTGGTTTAATAATATGAATAGCTCGGTTAATCCTTCGCGTGCTTTTTGAGGGGCGAGACTGTTCTGATCTCGCAGACTCTTCTTCTGTCATGACCGATACGTTGTTAGACCCTTTTTCAGAGGTTTGTCTAATAAAATGGGTTTGACTTTTGTTCTCAGCCTTTTTCTCTACTTTACCTTGATCCAAATATCCGGTGATCGTTTTATTTTGCCGACCAAGTTTTTTGGCAATCTCTGGTGTGGTATGTCCGTCGGCATTCATCCCATCGATAATATACTTTTCCGTTTGGGTTAAGCGTCCCTTTGCCATAATTATACCTCTCTTTCGGCGTTTTTCAACCACGCCGGATTTTTTGTTTGTAAAAATTTAATGTAGTAATGAAAACATTTCTTAGTAGCCGCTTTAAATTCCCATGCGGATTTGCCCGCGTGCCTCAATTGTCTTTTTTTTGTTCCTTCGGCATACAAACCGATTGGATTATACAGGTGTCCATATCTACCCCGTTTCACAAACCACTTCATTCTTGAGCCGGTTTTTATCTGAATAGCGTATGCGTCAACTGAAGCCAAGGCTTGTTCTAAAGCCTGCTCTTTCAGTCGAGGATAATTCTCTGGGTCTACGAAGTCTTCTTCTCCTGTAAACGTATAAATTTTAATTTGAGGTCTAATCGCCTTTTTATCGGTATCTTGGGTGAATATTGTCATCTTTTATCTCGCGCTTTAGGATTACTAGGCATTTCTTCTGGCGTAGTATATCTCGTCATACCAGCCGGTAACTCTTTCATTCCTCCGGTTTTTTTCGTTTTAAATCCTTCTATCATCTTTTGGCATTTCTCTTTGCCGTATTTTTTTGATTGTTTTTCGGCATACTGTCCCGCTGTCTTACATTCGCTGAGACCGGGAACATACGAGATATTTACAGAGTCTTCTTGATAATCCCTCATGATACGATCGCTGTGGCAAACCGCACATATTAGGGTTTCAAGAGTTTCGTCATAACTAGCCATAGTACAAACATGTATGAAAGCATGGCCGCACTCATTACACTGAAAGGTGTATTCGGGCATAGTTAGTCCTGTAAAAAATGATTGTTGAGATTTAAGCATTTCGAGCAATAAATTTTAGCTGCTCTAGTAATAATAGCGTCCATAGACAACTTTAGTCTTACAGACGCATTATTTTTCTCATATCGATTGGTGACTTCAATATCCGGTATGATTACCGTCGCTAAGTCTCCATCCTCAAAGGCCCTGTTGCAGTAGTCACATCGATTGTCTAATTTCATGCTTTAATAAAAGCTTTCCATTCATCCGGAATACCATTCCACGGAGACATTCCCGCGTAGAAACTACTGGGATGTGGCTCTTTAGGAGCGTTTAGTAGCTGCATACCGGCTTGTTGTGGAGTGCGATCATTTTTGTGAGAATTACATTTGATACAAGCGATCACTGTGTTNTCCCATGTATGGGCCTTATAATGCTCGGTAAAATGACTTTTAGGTTTAACATGATCAATAGTTGCGGCCTTAGGAGCTAAGGTAGATCCACAATATTGACATGTTGAATTATCGCGGATTAAAAGATTCCGCTTTTTTAAAGCGATCTTACGCTTTCTCTTGATATATCTAGAAGTTACCGCTACAGAGGGAATGGCAAAAAAATCTCCACCGGCGGACTCGATGATATCGTCTTCATAATGAGAGATAACTCGAATACCCTCTCCGATCATTTCTTTTCCTATAATCTCTAAACAGATAGCTCTCTTCCAAGAGATAACTAAAAGGGGAGTATAGTCTTGGTTTAACACTAAGCAGGGTTTGTGAGTCATGGTCCTAAGTATTAATCTTAATTTTAGATTCTTGAGAGCGATATTGATTTCAATACCGTCATGTACTTCCATTACTTCGATCTTATCAACGATAGACATAACTTTGTCAATAGTCTCTCTAGTTATGTCTAGATCCTCTAAGATCTTATCAACTAGTCGGTGAGTTATGGTCATGTTCTGCCTTATANCCCTTGACTAACATNGGAAAAAACTTCTTGAAGCTTCTCGCAAGCCTCCGTCATTTCATATTTATGGCACTCGTCACACAAAGCTTCCCATTTACACACTAGGTCTGTTAGTTGAGTGCCTGTGTCCGTTTCTGTGGGATTCCAAAACATCTTCCCATACTTTTGTAAAGTAGGAAACAGCAGGAATACAGCAAGCCCCGCCATGCCCCACTGAATAGCGTCCATATTTTTGACAAAATTAATAACCGAATCTAACATATCCAACTCCTACTTGGTTTCGCGGACAGTATCGCCTATAACCCAAGCTATTACAATCGATGCGATAGACACAAGCTGTTCGCTATTTAGTGAAACTCCAAAAGCATCTGAAGCGACTACGGCTACTACACCGGCAACAGATACTAAAAATCTACGAGATTTTAACAGCGCAATGACTTTATTTTTCATATTTTTAACCTTTACAAGAAAATAGTTGAATACGTTCGTCCTCTGTAAGATCTGACGATAGATCACACATTGATCGATAGATATAACGAGCGGCCTGTTTATTTGGCTCGTTTCGTCTAACATATCTCCACAAAATCCACTTTTGTATAAAATTTAGTTGTTTGATCGAGTCTGCAGCCTGTTGAGGGGCGTTACGATAATATCCCATGATAAATTGGACTATTTTTATAATCACACTCACGATTGTTAAAATAGTTAGCGGATCGATAGCGTACCCGTCGTCTTGGGCATATATATTGGACTGTGCGTATACGCGCGCGGCTAACTGCTGAGCATAGTCTTCTAATTTCATTGAAATCCTCCGATCACACGTCTAACTGGTCTAAATGATGGATAACTTTCTATTGGCGANCCATAAATAATAGTGCCAACAGGTAACGCGGGGGGCGGAGGCAATAGTAATGGCCGGGTAGTTATGACAGGAGCAGTAAAAACCGTTTTCTTTTCTACTTTACTGCCAGTACACATACATTTTTTGCCCGCCGCGACACACGGACAGTCTGTTTTATGCCCATCCCCATGTATTATATACCCTTTTCCTTCACACCCACACTTTTCGTCCGGAGTGTCGTCTGGTACATCCTCATTATTATACTCTAGAATCGCCTTCAATGTTTTATTTTTATAGGCGTCAAAAACAGAATAGGAGTCTTTTTTGTATAATTTCCACGCAAAGCCGTGAAAAATTTTGGATAATAACAGTTTTTCCTCTTGGGTAAGGTCGGTGTCGTCAGATTGACTACCAATTGCTTTCTGCATAATGTCTGCGGCAGCAGGAGAAAATGTCGGATATTTTTTCTTGCCATCTACCATTAGTTCTTGGTTAAATGTTTTTTTACCCGTAAAGTCTAGTAAATAAGCCACCTGTATATTCTTTTTTATCTTAGCTAAACCAACAAGTTTATCAGATAGAGCCATAAAAAATCCGGACAGCTTAGCGCTATCAGCATTATCATTTATAGCAGGCAATGGCTCAATCAACTTGATAATGTCTGAGCTAGGTTTCGGGATTCTATCCGGAGCCGGTGTTGGAGATACGCCCGGCTTATAAAACATTGCCGCAATTATCAAAATAACCGCTAGTACTATTCGTAGTCGTTCGTTCATACCCATTCTCCTAAACCATAGTCTGGTAGTTGTCTTGCGGGAAACCCTTCTACATTAGAAAAGGCAAAGGAGCCGCGAGCGTTCATGATAGCTTGGGCGTCACGTTCTCGAACCCAAAAGCTACCGTCGGGCTGTCCGTGTCTTTTAGGTCCGCCGTTCCAGTTCGAACCCCATGAATTTTGAATTAAAAATAACATTTCGTCGTATAGTTCGCGAGTATCATCGCAAGCGATCCACGCCATACAATGGCTCCAACTACCTTTTCTTCTAGAAATACCATTTTTGTCTCGAACAGAAGTAAATCCAATACCGCTACAACACGCCAAAGCATATCCATTAGCCAATGCGTCTCTAGCTTCAGTTAAAGTAGTCAGAAGAGAAGTGGTTTTAACTTGATGTTTTTGAGCCTCGTCAATAAAAATAGCTCTTGGAATGCGGCTATTAGAGCCAGTTTTAGAGTTATATACGGAGAGGTCTACTCCGTCATACTTTTGGCGTAGCAGGATGCCACCCTGACTATTCACATATCTTGCCGCTTGAGAGCATGACATTCCCCGTCCTCTGTGACCGCGAGACTGATAAATTCCTTCTGTGGCTCCACGTGCTATAAAACTTTCCGGCTGCCCTTCAATATCTATTTCTACCATTCTAGTAATATCTACTGCGTTACGTGTGCCGTGTGAGACACAGTTATGAACCACACAGCTATTAGCTATAAATGAGTGGTCTTCTTCAACATTAATGCAGTATACTGGTTCGTCATAAACACGAGACGTGATCGACGAGATGGGAGACAATACTCCCTTATCACAGGCTACGGGTGATTTTAATGTAGTAGCAATAGACGTTGCTTTAGTCGTAATATTAGAGGCTGATTCAACAACCTGCGGTTGAGATAATTTACCATCTCTTGTCGGTAGTACCAGTAAATCCCCCAGCTTTAAATCTTTGGTTTGAACCCAGTCATAGCCGTAATCGGTAAAAACCATTACTTTATGATCGTCCGTCATTGATAGTCTGATATCGTATTTCTCGCTACAGACATCAGTAAGAGTGCCATTTGAAGGCATTTTCTTGACTAAACTTTCTACTCTACGAGATCTATTCTGATGGGTTCTAACCTTCTCTCCAACACCGATAGTCTCGATATCTTTGACTGAACCGTCTTCCATGAGAACCTTAGTCCCCTTTTCAAAACAGTCTCCTGTCGTCTGAGCCTCATGACCACCAAACGTCGGATCAACTTTTAAGACAGATTTAAACGGTAGACTAAGTTTACCTTCCCCGCTGTATTCTAAAGCGTAGGCGGCTGCACCGAATAATGGCATAGGTAGTTCGCCAAGCAGCTTACTTAGGTCTTCAGGATCACACGAGGCTCCTACCAATCCGTCTTCATACGCTTTAGCTATATCTTTGGGATGTTCAAAAAAATCACTCATTACATATTCCTTGTGTCAAAGTCAGTTGGGCTCCTATAAAGAAATACACCAAACTATGAACACGCGGAATAACCGCATGAAGAACATAGTAGGCAACCCTCTTGTCTAATCAAAGTGTTAGACTTATTACATTCTGGACATTTACAATTCTCTTTAGTGCCATTTGGGATATATTTTTTCAAAGCCCTTGCCATGCTTTTAGCAAAACAATGCATATCTCCTTTTACCTTTTCTAGCTGCTGTACAATCATATGCACGTCCGCCCCATGTCGTAAAGCGGTAGACGACATACGAGTCAGAGCGTCTTCTTCAGCAGTACAAGCTATATTTACCGGAGATAGTTCTAAATTATCTTCTAAGATCGCCTTGTAGACACCTTTCGGACGACCTAGTTTAATAATAATTCCCTTTTTAGTCTTTCTATCAATAAATCCGTTTTTACCAGCAAAGATCTCATATGGAATATCGTTATGTATTCCCACTAACACAAAATACTGTTCCCCCTTGACCTGTATATGGTGAACATCACAAGGTAGCTCTTTAGGCCGTTTGGGTAAATTAGATAAAGAAGAGGTATTAGATAGTACAGAACTCATTGTTCCGGCCCTATATGTCGTTATACCCTTAATGCCTGTCTCCCACGCCTTTTTATAGATATGTTTAAAGTCGTCGTAGGAATAGCTATTGGGAATATTGATCGTTTTAGATATCGCACTATCAATCCATTTCGCGAACACTTGCATTAGTACCAAGTGATCGTCTACAGTTAATTTAGTTGTTGTGTCGGCCCAATCTTTGTCAGCGTTCCATAAACCCGCTTCTTTTAAATATGACACCCCGTAGTCTTCAACCCACTCTTCCTTTAGCAAGCCTCTTTGTTTATCTATCTTCCACACCTTATTATTAAAGGTGGTTGCCAGTAAATCATCATCTCCTTCTTTAACCCACTTCCACTCGATACTGTTTTGTCCGTCCACTCGCAATTCTTTATGTTTTTTATTTTTCCAATCAATTTTTTCAGGAAGAATTAATCCATCGGGAGTGTCGGGTTGTATTGAAGTACGAAAGTATCCGTGTGAAAAGACGGGTTCTAGACCTCCGCTGACTAGATTAGCAAAACAGGAGCTATTGCCGGTCGGCTGAATAGATGTTAGGTGGGAATTTCGTAATCCATAAGACGCTATATCTTTACGAACTTCCTTACTTAATTGTTGAACAAACCGGCCTTGCAAATAGTGTGACTGATCGTAAGCTGGAAAAGAACCTTTTTCTTTAGCAAGCATCGCCGAGGCTTTATAAGCGGTATTCGTAAAGCATGCCATTAGTTCTTCGGTTAGCTTGATCGATTTCTTACTACCATATCTTACCCTAGCCATCATCAGAGCAGAACCGAATCCTGTGATGCCTAAACCGATTCTTCTTTTATTTTTTAATTGTCTTTTTTGTTCTTTCAAAGGAACATATGTTAAATCATTAACATTATCTAACATGCGAACGGCTGTTGTAATTATCTTTTGTAATTCGTCTAACTTCCATGTTCCGGTTACCGTGTCGATAAAATGTACTAAGTTAATAGAACCCAATAGACACGAGCCGCCATTTGGTAAGAATTGTTCTCCGCACGGATTGCTCGCCATTATATGTTCGCAATACGACAGATTATTCATCTTATTTACAGTATCAATGAACACTACGCCGGGCTCATTACGGTTATACGTACTTTCCATAATGATTTTCCACAGATCTCTAGCGGACTCAAAGGTAAAGTAGGAAAGAATAGAGGGGTTTTCGGAAGTGTCTATCTCGGCAAATAGGGATTTCCATGCCTCAAGATCGCCGGTCCAATGTTTCTTGTATAACGCCGGATAGGCTTCATAGTTTGGAAAAACAAGATCCCACGGCATATCCATTGCAACAGCGGTCATAAAGTCATCGGTACATAATACCGACATATTAAACTTAGTTAGACAACCTTGGGTTTGCTTAGCCTTAATAAAAGAGATAATATCGGGATGATCGCAACGCAAGGTAACCATTTGAGCCCCCTTACGTATAAAGTTTTTCTCGTCTTTTCTACTCTGTTTATTAGATCCGGCCGTAATAATCTCTGATGATTTATCCCATAGCTCTAGAAACTTAACAACGCCCGGCGATTGGTTAGCAATCCCCCCAATATGAGCCCCGTTAGGACGTAAGAATCCAGCGTGAAACCCGTAACCTCCTTCTGACTTAAGAATTTGAGCCTGTCGTTGTAGTTCCGCGTAAATTCCTTCAATAGAGTCGATATCGGAATCGTTTTCGGTATGTCCCGAAACGAAACAGTTAATCATTGTGGTGCCGGTTAACTTAGTACCCGCGTTACTGGTAATACGTCCTCCCGGAATAAACTTAAACCCCTCTAGGATATTAAAGAACTTCTCTGCCCACTCCTTTTTCTCTACTTCAACAGATGCCAAGTATTTCGCGACCCTATGCCACGTGTCTACGACTGAATTATCAGTATGAAACTTGTATTTCTGATACCATGTTTCTTCGGAAAAAGAGTTGGTAAAATATTTAGTTGTCATCTTGAGGAATTCTCCCGCTTACTATCTTTTCCACTGTCTTTTGTAACGTTACTTTAACCTTACCCTTTCTGTTCTTTTTCTTTTTTCCTTTAATAATATTCGGCTTATTTTTCGCCTGTTTAGACATATAAAAGTTATATAAGTCATTCCCAGATATAGTTTGATAGTCAATCCTTTTTCCGGTATCTCCGCCTTCTCCGTCTCTAACTACTAAGCTTAATTCCAACATATTTTCCTCCTATAACGTATGAAGACCCGCCCTAGAATGAGGGGCGGGTCGTGATTTTTGAAGCGACACTGAAAAAATTTACTAGTTCAACCTTCGTAAGTTTGTTATTGTTATTAAATCAATCAACCAATCAATATGTATGGCCAAACCGTAAATACTAAGGTTGGAGAAGTGTCGCTTTAACGGTGAGTAAACTCGCTCAATCGTCTCCAACCATATACTATTATATACACTAGAATATAGGTCAGATTATTTTTTTTCCAAAATTGTATCAGCTAACTCGGTTAACGAAACTCCTGCTTCTTGCAACATGTCTCTGGAAATTCTGAAACCGTCTGTCCAGCGAGGGTTAGTATTTGTCAAGGTTACAATGTTTTTAATTTGCGATTGTAATATTAGACCACAACATCTTGGACAAGGCATAAACGGATAAGTATACAGGGTACAGTTTGGCAAAGAATTGCTGTCGGCGAATAAGATGGCGTTGACTTCGGCATGAACTATTAGTTGATATTTAACTTGTCTGTCTAATAGTCTATCGTTATCTTCAACAGCTTGTGGAAATCCGTTATATCCTACAGAGACAATACGTTTACCCTTAGCTATTACAGCGCCGACTTGAGTGCTAGGATCTTTGCTCCACGTTGAAATATGTCGCGCTAGAGCTAAAAACCTTAAGTCCCATTTACTTATATTTTTTAGCATTATTTCTTGCACAAGAGCAATAGTTTAGTTGCAAAGGTGGAATATTAGAACGCTTACTGATAGGGACCGTGCCGGGCTGGTACTCGTACCATCCTCGTCCGTGACATTTGCGACAATTGTTTTTAGAATACATTGCGGCAATATCTTTGTCGATAGTAAATTTATAATCCATCATTTCTCCAAAGGTAAAAAAAAGAGACCCACAGTAAATTATACTGCGGGCTCGCCGTTTTTAATCATTTTGCCTTCGGTCGATACGGTCCAAAATATTTACGCATCTTTCAACAGTGTTTGCTAATTGCGTTTGTATATGAGCAATTTCACCCACCGTTTCTAAGATATGCGATTGCGTACTAGACCACGATCGCGGTACGTACCATAAAGGAGCACCGTCTTCATCATATTTATTATGCATGTCATATAAAGCCTTAATCATTCTTTTGTCTTCAAGACTCAATTTATGATCAGTAGGCGACATTCTACGCATTAGCGAACCAATCAGTATATCCATAACCTTCATAAAAGCTACAGTAATTGCGATGATTTCCGCTATATTAACAGGCGATATGCCGTCCATCAGCTACCCCTCCCATACAGGATCTTAAAAAATGGTGCGAGCAGCGTAATCGTCTTGCTTTGGCGTACCTCCGCCATATTGATAAACCAGTTCACCCGGAATAGCGGCAGACGGATTAGCGGCATTATCAGTATTATTAGCTTTTACGTCTGAAGCTTGGTCAGAATCAGTAGTTTGATCCCATACTCCGCTGTTCACTACAGACAGGGCAGGACTAAACACGCCAGAAAATTCGTTCCAACCACCCGTTCGAATAGCTGTGCTGTACTGTAGACTGCTGACTACTGCAACCTGTTTCACGGAAAACGGTCTATTGGCAGAATTAGATCCACCAGATTTCATGGCCGTATTAGCTACACCAGCGATATCCGATGTAACTCTTTTTATCACTTGATCTCCGCCTCCAAATGCACCGGCTGGCAGGATTCCGGTAATTCCGTTAACCCCAGAAGCCACCGTTACAGTTCGACTTTGACCTAAGTTTACAGCGTCAGAACTAAATTTGCTAGAACTAGCTACAGTACCGGCTCCACGAATAGTCCCTTGATCATTATCCATACCACTTGGCACGCCGTCTTGCAACGCAGCGGCAGAATTATCGGCAATATTCCAAAAAGACATTATATTTCTCCACAACACTTAATCTGTATTCCTAATACATCCTACAATAGCTGTCCTGTCCAACGATTATATACACCAAAACTTATAATCATAGACACGAATGCCGGAGAAACTGGATGTTTGCAGGATATGTTTGTGGGCCTGATTGCATATGAATCCATTGAAGATAATAGACATGTCTGTTTGTTGTTGTACAATAGACCCGTTTAAGATATGATCGTAAAAATCATGATAATGATATCCCATACCACAAAATCCTGTAGTAATTTGCAGCTTGGAGTACATACGAGCGAGAACTATTAGTGTTTTATGGTCTAGACTATTTAGAAAGATACGTAGTTCCGCCCCATAATCCTTACACATGGCTAAAATAGCCTGAATTTCTTTTTGTAATTTGACAAAATGAGATTGCAGCCAATAGTGATTAGGGACATAGTCAATAACATTGGCTCCTGACCGCAGGGCTTCTAGGGTCATCGCGAACCTTGTTTTGGTTGAAGAGCAACCAAGAGGATAATCGATACTGGTCGCGATTTGGATATTCTTTGGCAAATACTCCCTTATTTCTTTTACAAGATATACCGGCATAGCTAAACCAGTAAACTTGGCGTCCAGACATTTAAAGGCAATAGAGATCTCTTTAGAGTAATCATCGAGATTTCTATTATAATTACAGTATTCAAGAAACATGAGATATAATCGATGCTAGACTAGTATAGGGTTGCTCTCCATAAATTCCGTCACACAGTCCATATTTAACTGCTTCTGTAGCCTCTAGAATCCAATCTTCTTTATGATTAAATTTTCTTTGTATGTAGCCCCGTATTTGTGGAGCAGTTCTGTCTTTAAAAAAGGCGGATTCAGCGCATACGTCCACATAGATATCCAACATTCTTTTACAAAGATCTTCTTCCCAAGCGTGCCATGACTTGGTTTGCTTAAAAGTGCCCGCCTCTGTTGCCGACGAGCCCTCATGGAGCATCCACGCACAAGAGGGCATGGAAATACGTAGATCTGCCGCCTGAGGGATCAGGCTGCCCATAGAGGCGGCTACGCCGTGCGTGACTAAGACCACTGGGGCCGAACAGGTCTTAATAATGTCATACATCATGATTCCTTCGGACCAATTTCCGCCGATAGAATGCTGGTGTATTACGATAGGTTTGGCGACACTGTCGTTCTCTAAGATACGGATGTTTTTTAGAAAGACGTTGGCGGATTTATACTCTATGCCCGGATCTTCATCTTCCGCAATATCCATATAAGAGTGCAAAAATATTTCACGAGAAGCAAAGAGTATATTAAAACTATGCGTGTCATAGGCAATATATCCTTCATATTTCATTCTATAGCCCCTAGTAATGCTGCCCTGACATTATTCATTACTTGACGGTCTTGGAATAACAAGCCGATACCTATTTTAAATCGATAGGGAGTAAGAATATCGACCGATTCTACTCCGTCACATTGTTCGATAACAGGAATATAGTCTTCAAATAAGCGGAAATTAGCGTGTCCAACCCAAAATTTAAAATGCTTACTAGCCAACGACGTTTCTGTAAGAGGTAATACGCCGAATGGCGTCATAATAGTTTTAATCGGCACGCTATATAGCGGCATGTCATCCATAAATGAGTCATTTAGAGGATTATTATTGTTATACTCTATTTCCTCTGCTGTGGGTTGTAAGTCTTCTATTTCTTCCGTACTATATGCGTCAACCCATTTTTCCCAATATATATCGAACCCTTCGGGAATAGGAATATTTTGTTCTGTCATGAGATATCCTTTCAAAGGAGAGAGGTCTTCAATATAATATACACCTTTCTCCTATTTATTTATCATAGATGTAATACCGAACACGTTGGAGGCTCTAACCGCGACTTTTTTCTTAGTCTCTAAAGAAGCTTGCTCATGCTCTGCTGTTAAGGCTTGTACGTGTTTCATCAAATTTGATATAAATTGTAACTTTANCGGATCTTCTTCAGCCCATATTTGCAAGGAACCATAGATATATTGTAATAGTTGTCCCTGAGATATATAGAACAATAATAAACCTATAGTCTCTTCTGCTTCCGGAGATAAGTCTTGCATGAGAGATTCGACCATAAATTCTTTTTTATCCGTGTCGATATCTACATGCATATAACTATTCATATTTTCTATTTTTTTGGAGGCCAAAGGACTCCGGAGCAATTCGGAACANTATGAGAAAAATTTCCTGAACATGAAACACCTGTTGGTATATGGGGTGGACTTAACTTAGCTTGATTATCGGCTATTAATGAGGTATTTTTTATGATTGGTATGGTGCCAATGGCACTAGACAATAATGCTAAAAACGATCTTCTTTTCATTTGCCTGAACTCCCAAAACCTTTGTTTTCACGAGGCGACGACGATAACGCTTCTACTTCTTTTAGTGTAACTGAATGAATAGGCTGAATCAATAGCTGAGCTATCCTATCCCCTTTATGTATCTCGACCTGTTTATCACCAGTATTCAATAAACAAATAAGTAGTTCGCCACGATAGCCAGAGTCAATCACGCCAGCTAATACATCGACACCTTGTTTAACAGCTAGTCCAGATCGTGGCCAAACCAAACCAACAAAACCATTGGGAATTTGTATGGCTATATGTGTATG